CATCTATACCGATTGGTATAGTCGCATTTCTGCGGGTCATTTAAAACATTGTCCTCTTCACAGGCGCCAAAGCGCGTGCTGGAAGACCTTTAAAAAGGTAAAAGGAAGCGGCCTCAACTTGATTGAGCTCCCCAACTGGGTGACCGGATACCGGTGTCAGTCGTTGCATTAGCTAAAAAGGGCTTTTGCAAGTGTTTTATCTTATTACTTCGACATTGCGTCGATCAGAGGAACTGCTTTATGCGCTATCGTAGCCGAAACAACCAATCTTACCGTCCCCCCAGCTCTAATTACACGCAAACGAGCGCCTATGGCGTCGTCACTACGGGTACTGAGCAATGTACCGTCCCTTACTGGGTTGGTACGATGGAAGGGATGGCTGACGAAGTTGTCAAAAACTACGAGGCGCGTCGAGCAGCTGGTGAGGTCTTCATGAATCACATGAGTAAGACCTATGAGGAGCGTTCCGTATCCACGGCGACGCTCATCTACCGTTTAGCGAAGATAACGCCGGAGACTACCGACACTCGTAAGACTGTCTATAACTCTCCGTTCGCGATTAATTCGCACGGCGCCATGCTGGACCATTTAAGAGTCTTCGACTCCATCGATGTCCAGCGACTTTTGGATTTAGCAGGTACCGCGGCTTACGCCAACGTGGATGACCCCATATTTGAGGGCGCAACGTTTGTGGGTGAGCTTAGCGAGACCATACATTTCCTTAAGTCTCCTTTGAAATCTTGGAACACCCTCCTGAAACGTGCTAGAAAGCACAAACGGGGGGAGCGTTTCTGGGCCGGCAAAACTCTGGCTCAGTTCATCTCAGATAACTGGCTGACATATCGCTATGCGATCCAGACCAGTCAAATGGATGTCCAAGACGCATTACTAGCGGTGTGGGACGTACAGCGTGCTCCGAAGAAACAACCCGAACGCCGAACGGCGCGAGGGTACTCCCAGGACACGTTCACACGATCGGTTACCGGTAAAACTTCCGGTGGCCTTACCCATACTTATACCACGCAAACTGAGTGCACGTACGACGTCCGGTCGATGATATTATATCAATTCGATCGTCATCCGCACACATTCGGTTTTGGGTTACAAGAAATCCCGAGCACTGCTTGGGAAATCATACCCTTTTCATTCGTGGTAGACTGGTTCGCCAATGTAGGCGCATTCATCAAGGCGATTACTCCCAAGGTGGGAATAACGAAGTTAGGTGACTGCACCACTACGACTCTCACGATGCAAACCAATAGGAGTTCCTATTGGTCGGAAGGCGGCCTGTTAGGCGGCCGACCACGCATTATTGAGGGGAATGGTGGAACGGATGAATTTTATAAGTCCGTTCAAAGAACCCGATCTCCGGGGATTTCGCTTGGTATGCGACTTAAGGTGTCGCCCTTTCATGGGCTAACCGGACAGAAGCGTATTGCGGATCTTCTTTCTATATCTTCAAGGCTGTTGAATGCTTTGGATTAGAGGATCGTCATTTAATGTAACAACAACCCAACCAAAACAAGGAGTGACTAAATGTCATTAACCCTAAGCGCAAAGTCGTATGTAAACGACGTAGCACGTGGTAACGACGCCTTTCGTTACAATGGACCAGCCAACACATCGTCCTTTCGGGACTATGTGGACCTCTTCCGAACTCCCGCGGTGCAAAACACTGCAGGAACGGCGAAGGCCAAGGCCAGGTACAAACTCACCAGGTCTGCCACAAATGGTACCGTCCAGCTACTTACGGACGGCATCATGGATACCAACATTAGTATCCCTGTTGGCATGGCATCGGCTGAGATAGACGCGTTGATTAACGAGTATGCGGCCTACATGGCCACTGCTGCTTTCAAGACGCTCGTCAAAGCAGGTACGATCAACCAGTAAACCCCGTCGGGGTTCTGAGTTGACACCTACAATGTCGGTCTTTTTGATTGCGCGACTACTTGTCGCCGTTATTGCGGGAGCTGTAATTTTTATGGAACCCGCGGATATCTCCTGCCTGGTAAAGGCAGGAAACCTCAACGAAAAGGAGAGAGCTATATGCACTACCCCAAGCGTCGATCCGCCTGTGAAAGCGGACTTGCGAAGGAGGACACCAGCGTTTATGTTGGCATCCTCTCAGCACATCTCAGAGAAAGTACTTCCCCGCTAGCCGTCCCGTTGCTAGGGCACTTACGTGCCCGAAACTTCGGTAAGCTGCTAGCGTGGACTGAGTCAGTTGAGCCACAGTTGTACGGCTCTGCTGCATTGTATTATGCAGATGCTCAGATAGCTGCACTTATCAAGAAATACCCGTTTACGGATCAAGAGATTCCCGGCATTGCGCCGGAGGAGACCGCGGTACGTAAATTTCGAGCAGCAGAACACCGCTGCAAGAGGGTAAATCAACGATTCCGAGCAAGGCGGAAACGCTTTGTGCCAGAGGCCGAATTTTGGCGTCAGGCACGGATCTACATTACGAGAGCAATCTCGACTTCGCCAGATATATCGGCGATAATGGAGAAGTGTGACTTTACTTCTGGGGCGAGTATTGGAGTAAACGGTAATACAACCAATGTTGCGAGAAAGTTATTCGCTTCCTCTTGGTCCGTAACTCCAGGTGCCCTTCCGTATGCAATGACCGCTCTTGGTCGGAATATTCACGCTATTGATTGCATCCTCCCGGGTGCAATTAAGTGTTATGATCCTGATTTATTTCGGGATCGCGTGAGATCAAGAGTCGAGTATACGAACTGTAATAATATAACATTCGTACCAAAAACGGCTAAAACCCATCGCAGTATAGCGGTGGAACCGTTGCTAAATGGATTCGTGCAGAAAGGTATCGACGTTGTACTCCGCGAGAAATTGCGGGGTGTCGGTATCGATCTTGAGGACCAAACGCGTAATCAGAGGCTCTCTTACGAGGGTTCCCTGGGCGCGCCTAATCCTTATTGCACGATAGACTTGTCTGCTGCCTCTGATAGCCTAGCTATCGAGGTGGTGCGCGAGCTATTGCCACCTGACTGGTTTGAGCTTTTAAACGTCAACCGGTCTCCGTGGTACGAACTCGGCGGTGCTTCTCTGCGTTACGAGAAGTTCTGTTCGATGGGCAACGGTTTTTGCTTCCCGTTGCAGACGCTTATTTTTGCGTCTGTTTGTTACGCAGCTCTGGTGGAGACGAAATCTCCTACCGAGGACTTCGCCGTTTATGGCGATGATATTGTCGTAAGACAAAACGTTGCATTACTCGTAATCGAACGATTGCGAGATCTCGGTTTTAAAACTAATCGAGATAAAACGTTTATCACTGGTCCTTTTAGGGAGAGTTGCGGGCGGGATTGGTATGAGGGACAGGACGTTCGTCCTGTTTTCCTAAAGGAGCGGATAACTGACATCCGTCAGCTCTGCTCATTTCACAACAGCACATGGCGTTCGAATCGTACAACCGAGGCCCTCACGGGCACTCGGGAGTACTGCCGAAGCTTTATGCCGCAATTACTGCGGCCTGGAGTCGAACCTGGGGACACGTGTTTCAGTGTCCCTGTGGATCTAGCCATGACTTCACCTTGGGTTTGGTGGAGCAAGAAGCAAAAGGATGTTCGCAAAACGAACTACCAATCATGGTCCTGGCGAGAGATTTACTCAAAGCCAGTGTTAGATAACACCATGGACTTCTTGACTGTTGTAGAGCATGCGAATGCTCTGGAATATGCGGTGCTTCGGGGTTCTAAATCCTCTGCACCGTTTCCCCTCAGATACACCACGAAGCCAAAGTGGCAAAACGTGTCGCGTCCACATTGGACGCGATTGCATGATGCTGTTTTGGATCCGCCTTATATTTATCCTAAGGTGGAATCTCGGGTGTGTGCGAATGCTCGTCGGCG